TACGTCAGTGGAGTACGTGGCCCCCAACACCACGGAAATCACGGTCCAACTCGACGTATGGCAGTCCTACATGCACGAGTGGGAAATCACACGCTGCTACGTTGAGCGCTCCCACCTCGGCATCGCCGCCGAAGAGGCATGGACCGACAACGGACGCCGCTACCTCACGGCTCCCGAGGGTCTTGACACCGGCGCCGAGTACATCGTCGGCGACGTATGGCGTGAGTTCGTCGCCGCCACGCCGGTTCCCGAGGAGGGGCAGGAGTACGACACGGCGAACTACGACGTCGTCGTCACCTCCACCGTTGACCTGGAGGAGGACTACGGGAGCGCTGATGACCCGAAATTCACGACGGCGAAAGGCAGCATTGCTGAGGGCCTCCCGAACGGGTGCGCCGTTTATGTGATGCCGGTGGACGCCTTCACGACAATGGCCGAGGCGCTGTCCTATGCGCCGTGGGTGGCCCAGGGGATTGTGAGCATTACCGCCATCCCCAATGGCGTCATCGACTGGGATAAACTTGAGGGCAGGAAAACCAAGTTGCCCGACGTCCCGCACGACGGCAAGAGTGCCGTGAACGCCGACGTTTTCGTTGCCAAAAAGGGTTTCGGCGACGCCTTCCAGAACAACAAGACAATCGAACTCGCCGCGCCGTTCCGGACCGACACGCACATTCCGGACCGCTACAAGCACCTGTGGAAGTTCTATACTGCCCCGTACATGTGGTATGAACTCACCACGTTCACGGGGACGCCGCTCATGATCCGCCCCGAGAGCATCGTTGACTGGAAGTTCAACGTCACCCAGTGGGCACACGTCGTCCCGCCGAACCCCCGGATCATGTTCACGGTGAACAACCTGAACGCCTCATCCTTCGGCGTCACCGACTACTGGAACGGTCGCTCCGAGCACTTCGACGTGATGACCGGGTTCGCGAACTTCCCCACCTTCACGCTCACGAACAACTCCTACCTCATGTACACCGCCTCTAACGCGCATCAGATCGCCTACCAGCGACAGTCCGCCGAGTGGGGGCAGCAGAAAGCGCTGCGCGGGGCGTCCACGCAGTTCGCTCAGGCGCAGGCCTCCATGCAGCAGGGGACGGACATGACGAACTTGGGGAACGCGTATAACACGCAGGTGGCCCAGTACAATGCGAATCAGCAATTCATGCGCAGCGGTGTGAACGCTATCGGCTCCGGTGTCGCCAGCGCACTGGGCGGAAACATCCTCGGCGGCGCTATTAATGCGCTCACGCAGGGCTACAATATGGGTAACGAGTACGGGACGGCCCTGGAGAACAATCGCATGCGGGCCGAGCAGGCCAGTGCGATGACGAACCTCAAGAACTCCTACGGCAAGTATTTTGCGGACTCGAACCTGCAAATGGCCAAGTTCGCCGCCAACGGGGACTACGCTAATGCTATTGCCGGCATTAACGCTAAGATTCAGGACAGTGACGTGATTGCCCCTACCACGTCGGGGCAGACGGGTGGGGACGCGTTCATGCTGTCGGCTGAGGGCTGGCAGATTGTTCTGCGGCAGAAATTGATCGACGTGGGTACGATGGTGCGGATCGGGGAGTTCTGGCTTCGCTACGGGTACGCGATGAATGTTTTCAACCGGCCACCGAAGAATTTTCGGTGCATGGAGAATTTCACATACTGGCAGATGAAGGAGACCTATATTCGTTCTGCGACGTGTCCGGAGGGGTTCAAACAAAGCATCCGGGGTATATTCGAAAAAGGTGTGACTGTATGGCACAAGACATTCACCATCGGTAGCGCCCTTATCGGAGACAATGAACCACTGAAAGGAATTCACCTTGACTTCACCTGACATTAACAAGCAGCAGGACTGGGTGGCCAGCAAGATCTACCGGCCCTTCAATGAGGGGCAGGGCGCCGGCTATAAACTGAACCCGGTTCAGACTCGCGAGACCCAGTTGATCGCGATGTACGAGCGCATTCTCATTGAGATGTGCTCCAACCGTTTTAAGTGGGTTGGGATGCCCGATACCATCGATCTGCGGTTCCTTGAGATGACGCTTCTGCGGGACGCGCTCGCCGTGTTCTACTTCGACGAGGAATTCCAGCGTTTCATGACCCTGCGGGCCACAGGACTCGGCGAGGTCAACATGTACGACAACCCGACTGGCTACGTCGTGTACGGGAACCAAGTTTTTTCGCGGCAGTTATCCGGTAGCGAGTGCGTGCCGATTTGGGCCAATCAAACGCGCATCCCGGATTGGGATATCATCAGCATGTACTCCCAGCGTCTCGCCGCACTGGATCGGACGCTGGAGATTAATATGTTGTCTGCCCGGCACCCATTCGTGTTCGCCGTCAACAACAACGAGTACAACTCCATGGTACAAGCCTTCAATAAGGTTGTGGAAGGCCAGCCGGTGATTTTCGGCACTGAGGCTCTGAGCGCCGAGTCTATGGCCGAAAAAGTTTCCTTGTTCGATATTGGCTATAAGCCGAATCAGATCAAAGATGTCATGGACGCGAAGGTGCGCACGTGGAATGAGACGCTCACTCTTCTCGGCATCATGAACGTCAACTCGGAGAAGCGCGAGCGCATGGTCGTCGAAGAGGCGTCCGGCGCGTCAGGCCAGGTGCTCGCCATGCGTGCCGTTGCTTTGAATGAGCGGCAGCGGGCCTGTGAGCGGATCAACAAAATGTACGGGCTCGAGGTCATGTGCGAGTGGAATCTCGATGAGATGACGACGGCGGAGAACGCTGCCCTGGGCGCTGTTGCCGGCGGGCTCGCCGACCAGAACCCCGGTCTTGGCAGCACCGACTTGGAGGAGATGCATAAGAATGGCTGACTACACGATTGAACTGCGTGAGGTGATCGCCCGGCAGGGTGTGGAGAATATCGGGCTGGAATCGTATCCGATTTTCGATGAGCAGTACAGGGATTTTCTGAATCAGAAGATCATCGATCACTACTACTATAATGAGATCGGCCTGGAAAGCGTCGATATGTTCGTGCGACAACTCCGCACGAAGATGAACGAAATCATGCCGTATTATAACAAGTGGTATGAGGCTGAACTGGTCAACATCGACCCGCTCCTCACCCAGGACATGCACTCCAAGGGCGACCAGGAGTCTAGCGGGCGCTCCTCCGGGAAACAGTCCCAGGGTGCCAAGCAGACGACGAGTACCGTGTCGGCGACGAAAGCCAGTGCGCGAACCGTGCAGTCCGAGACTCCGCAGGTCAGGCTCTCGGGTGACGGGGACTATGCGACAGCGGCCAACGACAACGTGAGCAACTCCGATGGGACGAATGATGTCCGGGGCGAGACGAGTGGTGACTCGTCTCAGTCGGGGGAGTCCTCGCAGCGCGGGTCTCAAGAGTCACGTTCTTGGGGTTATACTGGTCACGCGCCGCAGTTGATCGCGGCGTGGCGGGAGACTTTCACGAACGTCGATATGATGGTGATCACGGAGTTGCAGGAATTGTTCATGAGCGTGAGAAGCAGTAACGACTCTCTCACGGGAAGGAGAAGCACGTATGGGCTCTGGTACTGAACCCTACAACCCGAATGATATCATCAAGGATGGTGACTATCTTCTAGTTCCGCCTGATTACAGGCTTACCAACACGGTGCCTTTCACGTATCGTGACGGATATACGTATTTGCAGATTCTAGAGGAACTGCGCAAATGGGTCAATAATGGCCTGCGCGATAACCTCTCCAACAACTTGGAGAACCTTGCCGCCGACTACAACATGAGGGTCACGCGCCTCCTCGGCGACGTCCGCAAAGAACTCGAGCAGTACCACGCGCTGCCCGAACAGTTGCGGGAGCAGATCGCGGAGTCGGTACGGAAGTACGATGAGGAGTTCAAGCGCTTCCAGGAGACACTGACCCAGTGGACGAAGCGTCAGTTCAAGGACGACAAGTTCAAGGTCTTCAACTGGCTGACCGGCGAGACCTGTGAACTCAGCGAACTCATCTCGGACCTTCACAACCGGTACACGGTCCACGGCCTCCTCGCCGATGACCTGTCCCGCATGGGCTGCACCGCTGGGGACATCGATACCTGGCCGGTCAGCATCAGTGAACTGGAAACCGAGGGCAAGAATTTCCTGACCCACTTCGGAACCTGGATGTTCTCGCCGGTCACAGGTAAGTATTGTAGCCCGCAGGATGCTATTCTCAGTATCATGGAGTACGTGTCCACCGGGACAGGTATTATTTCCCATACTGCGCAGCAAATCGAATCTCTTTCCATGCAAGATCTTCAGAACAGGAGAGTAAACTAATGCCCGCCACCAATAAGACCAATAATTTCCAACTGCCGCTTTATGTAGCATCCGATCATTTCAGCGTCCTCGGCGACCTGAACGGGGCCATGAACAAGATCGACGAGAACCTCGGGAGCGCCCTTACGCAGGCGCGCACCGCGTCCCGGGACGCCACGTCGGCTCTCACTGCCGCCAACGACGCCGCCGAGAACACTCACGTCGCCAAGGAGAGTGCTCAGTCGGCGCTCGCCGTCGCCTCCAACGCCAAGGGCGAGAGCAGCAGGGCCCTGGAGAAGGCGACCAGCGCAGCCAACGTGGCGGACACGACGGCTGCGGCGGCTCGTGAGGCCTCCACCAACGCTGCGAACGCGCTTGCGCAGGCAACTGACGCGACCGGTAAGGCGAACGCCGCGGCGCAGCAAGCGAATGGTGCCAGCGCTTCGGCGTCGTCGGCTCTGGAGACCGTGCAGTCCCTGTCCTCTCAGATCAACGAGGCCAAGGCCGCCGGTGACAGTGCGAAGACCGTGCGGACCCGGTACAAGAAACTGAAGTCCGGCACCGGTGAGCGAACTGTGCGTGGTTCCCAGGAGCAGAACACGGTCGTGTTCAGCGGGTCGATTCATCTTGACCCGAACGACGTGATTCAGTGTCACGCGCAGATTCACCACAATTCGCGTGCCGTGCACGACCTGCACTGGGGCATCAAGTGCCAGGGGCCGAGTGGCGTTGCCGAGTACCGGTTCAACGCGGCGGTGCCGGGTGCCTTCAACGGGGCATACATTTACAGCACGGTGGACGGGTTCTTCCACGCTGATGAGGGTGGCGGCGACTACGTGTTCTCGCTGTGCTTCCTCGGTCCGAATGATAAGGACACCAGGGTGTTCCTGGACAACACATTCCTCGAACTGCACTGAGGTAGCACAATATGGCGCCCCGCGGAGTCATCTGCGGGGCGCTATACTGTGCTTATGGCATTCGACGACACACATAAGGCGTGTATCATCGCCGTGCTCGCCACTGTGGAGGCGGGCAATGATTATGGCATCATTAGTGCGCCGGACACGCTGTCCCTAGGGATCGGGCAGTGGACACAGGGTCGCGCCTATGACTTGCTGAAGCGGTTCCCGGGCGGGACGTCTTTCGGCGGGACTGTGGATGGGTGGCTTGCTGAGGGGCGGGACTCGTGGACGATCGGGTCGCGGCAGTACGCGTATTTGAATGGTTCCGACCGTGCGGCTCTGTCGGGGGCCCTGGATAGTGAGACCGGGCACAAAATTCAGAACAGCCAAATGTTGGACGACCTGAATAACGACTACATTCCGAGATGTCAGGAACTGGGGCTTGACACCGAGAATGAAACGGAAGCGGCAATGCTTCTTATTGTCGTCATGCACCGGTGGGGAAACTATGCGAAAATTTTGAAACGGTTGGTGAACGCGTGCCCGCACCCTGCGTCGCTGGACGACATGGCCGCCGCGATCAAGTATGAGGGTGAATGGTATGCAGTCGGGCAGCGATATGAGGTCGCCTACGACATGATCTCCCGCCTGGAGACCAACGGTATTACGCTGAATCCCGGCGATTCGCAGGATCATTCGGGGAATGCTGCGGCGGATAAGGCGGCTGATGCGAAGAAAATAAAAAGTGTTGAGGACATGGGTGACGGTACCCTACGAGTCAAGTGCAGTGACGGATCTTTCGCTCGATGCTATAGTGTTGGCACTGGTTATTGGAAAGCTTCTGCTAAAGGGCAGGACAAGGCCGCTCAGTCGGCGCAGAATAACGGGGCTGCACCGGGTGGCCCAGTGGGTGAAGGCATCAAGGCAATGACCAAACTCGCGTGGGACTCGATCGGCAAGTTCGAGTATCACCAGTGGTATAACGCTCGGTTGCACCCGGACCAAACGGGTGTCACGGACTGTTCTGGTTTCTGTTGGTGGCTGTACATGACGTGCTGCAATATCGATATCGGCCCGGGCGGGACCGCGGAGATCTACGGGAGCAGTACCGGTTGGGTTGTCGCATCTGGTGGTGGGTCGTTCGATGCCGCCGACCAAGTTCGCGAAGGGGATCTTGTCGTGTGCCGATGGTATTCTGGGGGCGGTCATATCGAGTACTGCACTGGGGGCGCCGGTGGCTGGGAGAGCATCGGGGCCCGGGGCCCGGATGGGCATCCGGAGCCGAATAGCGGGTCGTTGTCCATGTTCGCGGGGTGCAGTTGGGAGTTGAGGCGGTATGTCTAAGAAAAAGTTCTCATACTACTCGTTTGACAGAATCCTGTCATATAATGCTGTTATTAATATGGTCATGGGGGCCCGTGGGCTGGGTAAGACCTACGGTGCCAAGCGCATGGTCATCAAAAATGCTTTGGAGAGTGGTGAGCAATTTATCTACCTGCGCCGCTACAAGCCTGAACTCAAAGGCTGCAAAACATTCTTCGCAGACATTGCCCATGAGTTCCCCGAGTACGAGTTCAGGGTGCACGGTAACGAGGCGCAGTACCGGGGCCCCCTGCCCGAGGAAAAGGACCCGTGGGTGACGATGGGGTACTTCCAGGCGCTGAGCGTGTCTGCGAGCGCCAAGTCCATCGCATTTCCAGATGTAACAACGATCATTTTCGATGAATTCATCATCGAAACGGGAACGCATCACTATCTCAGTAACGAAGTGCGGACGTTCCTGGATTTCTACAGCACCGTGGACCGTTACGACGATCGCGTGCGCGTTCTTATGCTGAGCAACGCTATTTCCATCATGAACCCGTATTTCATTGAGTGGAAAATCTCACCTTCGAAGAAAATCAAAAGGTTCGGAGAAGGATTCGTCGCCATTGAGTTCGTGGATTCCGAACGTTTTGGGCGCGAAGTGAGGAACACCCGATTCGGCAAATTCATCAGCAAGTACAATGCCGAATACGCCGATTATTCCATCGAGAACGAGTTCAAGGACGACACGCCATGGCTTGTCATGGGGAAGACTGGTACTGCCCGGTACATGTGCACGTACAGAACCAAGTACGGATCCTTCTCCGTGTGGAAGGACGGCATGCGGGTCTTCTGCCAGAAAAAACTGCCCAAGGGCAACCAGTTGAAGTTCTCGATGTGCCATGACCTGCGGCCCGGCGAGGTTTTCGTCACTCACAGGGACCGTGCACCGCAGACCCTGAAGCGAATATATAGGCAGGGGAGGTGTTTTTTCGACGGTCCGGAGACAAGAGAGATGTTCGCAGAATTGTTCATGAAATGAATCACGGTATTTTTATTGACATCAATATGCTCATAGGGATGCTTCCCACTCTGGGCGTGCTCGCCACGTTCGCGGCATGGACCCGCAGGCAGTTGTCCAAGATGGATGACCTACTGGATGATTGGAGGGGGACTGACGCCAGGCCCGGCGTGCCGCGCCGGCCGGGTGTCATGGAGCGTCTCGAAAAAATCGAAACCGACGTAAAAGAGATCAAGGAGATGAAATGAGTACTAAAACTCGCAAATATATCTACAGGGTTATGATGGCGCTCGGTGTCTTCCTGACAGGTGTCGGCATCGTCAAGCAGGAGATCGTGGCCGCCGCTATGCCGCTCGTCACCGCTGTCCTGGCCCTGGCTGACGCGAACGTTCCCGACGAGGATGACAATGCCAACGCCCGGTGACATTGCCCGCGCCGTCGCCAACAACGACGCGGTCGGGTACAGCCAGCCCGAGCGGCTGACCGTCTGGGAGGACTCCCCGTGGGGTGGGACGCCGCGGAACGTGGACTGTTCGGAGTTGGTGTCCTACGCCTTTGACTACTGCGGTATTCCGGCGTTCCCGCGGTCCACGTGGACGGGGAGCATCGTGTACTGGGCGAGGCAGTACGGCGGCTTCGAGATCTTCGACTACAGCACCGACTACGACTACCATGACAGTGACATTCTGCTGACCGACGGTCATGTGGCGATCGTCTCCGGTGATGACATCTGCGAGGCGTGGATCGCCGAGACGGGCGACATCTATGGGGAGCGTGGCGACCAGACGGGCCAGGAGGTCCGTGTCACCGGCTTCTACGACCATCCTTATCTGCACAAGTGGGACACAGTCCTTCGTTACACCAACATTTCAGGAGATGATTTTGACATGACCTCTGAGGACCGCGAGATCTTCATCGACATTCGTGACCGGCTTCGTGAGATTAGCGACCAGACCGGCACCGGCATCGAGGGGCGCCGCTACGACGGGCCGATCGTGAGCCGCCTGAAGAACATCGAGGCCAACACATACGCCATCTGGGATCTCCTGGCACCGGGCCGGGAGGGCAAGCGGGCCGCCGGGAGTGTGTTCCAGGCGCTGTGGAACATCGGCAAGGCGCTCACTAGCAAGTGAGCAACGTCACCCCTCCCGGCCTTGTGCTGGGAGGGGTTTCGTGTATAGAATATACTCATCAAAGATGATATAATAGGGGAGAGTAGTATATAATGGCACGCGGTTGGATTCATGGGCGCCTCAGTGACGGCGCCGGCAGAGCCGCCAAAGGCAGGATCACCGTCACCCCGGATCCGCGCATCGTCGTGGACGACGGGGGCAGTGTCATCCAGCCAGTCATCCAGAACGTCGAGGGTGAGTTCGATGTGCCCGTCGTCGTGCCGGGGGAGGACACGAACCCGAAGCACTGGACATCGCATGTCGTGCTGACGCGTGAGAGTCCGCTGGTGACCGTCATGGACTGCCATGACATTCTGGTCGCTGGCGAGAACCGGCTCTCCGATCTGGTCAACAGGACGCCGGTGGCTCCCACGCACATGACCACCATCGAAGGTGAGATGCGCACAGTGCGGGCCGAGGTCACCAAGTTGTGGGGCGCGGTGCAGGCGGGGCGTGTGAAGGGCCCCAAGGGCGACAAGGGCGACAAGGGGGACCCGGGGCCGGCGAGTACTGTCCCGGGCCCTCCTGGTGAGACGGGGCCGCGGGGTCGGAAGGGTGACCGGGGCGATGTGGGCCTACGGGGCGTGCCTGGGCCGCAGGGGCCGAAGGGCGATAAGGGGGATACGGGTCCTAGGGGCCCGCAGGGCACCAAGGGGATTGATGGTGCTGTGGGCCAGGACGGGCCGAGGGGGCTGCCCGGGCCGCAGGGGCCGCAGGGTGCGGTCGGGCCGGCGGGTCCGGCGGGGCCGGTGGGGCCGAAGGGCGAGGATGGGAAGCCAGACTCGGGGCTGTTGCCGTGGCCTGCGGGGTGGCGTGCGAGCGACGCTGAGATCAAGGACAAGAAAGGTGTGTTCAAGAAGTACAACGGTACGGACCTGTACGCCACCCAGTTCTTGCGTAGCCCGGACCTGGATCCTCGGAAAACGCAGTTTCCTAGGGATACCGCGTATGACGTTATGGTGACGTTGAACGTGAAGAAGAAATGCAACTTCGCCATGATCGTGCGCTACTGGAACTACGTTGAGAACAAATGGGCAACGCCGACGACCAAAGATAATTGGTATCAGCGGAATGGGTTGGACCTTGGTATTCTGAGAAGGTCGTTCTCGTGGACTGTGGAGAATATCCCGAACACCATGGTCTGCTTTGATCTGGTTGGCAATCAGGACGCTGAAGTATTGGACGTGATGATCACTCCGCAAGGGTATTTCGATTCCTTCCAAAAGCAGACCTGGGAGCAGAACGACAAGATTGCGGCTCTGGCTAATGATCTGAGCAAGCAAAAGGGTGCGACGACGGCTAATGCTGACGCGATCCAGAACGTGCAGTCGCAGGTTCAGGCGCTGAACGAGCGGATGGTTGTGACGAGCCATTTCGCCTATTACTGGGATAATCTGAAGGCGGCGAACCCAAATGAGACGTTCTTCGTCAAGAGCGAGGCGGGCTTGTATGTGCAGAATATTCAGCAAAGCCCTAATCATGAGGTGATAGTCGTCACGCCTCGTTGGGAGGCGGCCGTCTGCGAGTGGATGACCGCGTGGGTATGGCTGTGGACGAAAGACAGGTTCCTGAGTGTGGAGTGGTGCATCGAAGGGAGTAGTTCAGCAGACGGCACTGGGAATAAACGTACGAACACGAGGCTGCAACAGTTCAGTCCGAAAGAAGCATGGCAGCCCATGTGTTCGAAATGGGCGGGTACTGAACTGTCTGGGGACGTGCAGTACCTACGCATGTGGATGAAGTTCAAGGCCAATGAGTGGGATGAGACTAATAAGTGCTGGCTGCGTCAACTGACGATGGGCAGTGAGCAGACCGTGACCTGTTGACGCGTGTGATTTCGGGTTGAAAGAGCCGCCCCGGTGGTTGGTACCACCGGGGCGGTTCCGTCTCGTTCCTGGCCGTGTCAGGCGACCGGGTAGTGCTCCTGGTAGGGGGCCAGGGCGGCCTCGCAGTGGCCGATGATCACGTCCGAGGGCATGCTCCACACGTGAGTGTCGTAGCCGACCAGCCACTCCAGAGCCTGGTCGTCCTCATTGACGTCGAGGTCGAAGCCCATGTTGATCAGGGAGGAGAGGAGGGCGGCGACGAGCCGACGGTCACCCTTGGTGGCGGTGATGGCCGTGTGGGCGACGATGTCGATGTGGGCGACGCCCTCATCGTTGCTGAGGGTCCACCGAGTGGTGGGCACCCAGTGAAGGGTGGTGCCGGCGGCGGTGACGTCGGTGACGAGATGCGTCTTGGTGATGGTGTTCATGGTTGGGTTCCTTTCGGTTGGGGTTGGGTTGAACTCTATTGAGTTGTCAGCCCAATAATGTTCGAACTCAGGCATGTTTTCAAGTGAACAAACGATTAACTATCAATGACGTGCGCCACAAACCCAGGTGGGCTTGCTGCCACACAGAAGAATTGCCAATCAATCTACATGCATCCTTGTGCTTAAAACTCTGACTAGACACCCAACCATAAGGGATGCCCATCATCCACTCAGCAACCCTTTCCTTCTCCTTCATAAAATCATCATCACTAGGTGCTGGATAACCCATAATTGTTGACCAATGAGCAAAAGCATCGTTGGGCTCGTCACCGTGCTTTGATAGCCACGTCTGAAAATTGGATTTTGTGTGTTGCTTATCAGTAAGTGGAGATCGATTCATGGTGGGCACCGGTGATGGAATCAACGTGTATGGATTACGATTATAAAACGGCTTCGCAATCATAATTGGCTCAAGGCAACCCAGAAGATAGACCCTCCTATGCCTGTGTGGTGCACCCACGTCGCTCGCATACACGGTTGCCAGGGCACACTCGTACCCCCATCCCGTGAGTTTCGCACGCACTGCCTCCCACGGAGCATGCACTGTGTTCTCGTAGAACACGTACGCAGGCATGCACTGACGCACACGACGCAGCGAAGCCAACCACTCAAGCGAAATGCCCTTAATCTTCCCCGAACACCTACACGTATACGGAGCAATAGGAGGCGCAGCGACAATAATGTCCGCACTGCCGTAATAACGTGCCCTGAACACATCTTCATCAACGAATTGAAAACGATTCGCGCAGATACGGCGTGCATATAAATCTTTCTCGAAAGCACGCTCTCTGAAGACAGGTGAATCTATCTTCTTCATGACAGTATCGAGATTGGAAGTTCCTGTGAAGTGCGATTCAAGGATGAGTGGATTCATAATTGCTGACCTTTCGACATGCATAACTCTACTAGGTTCGCGGGCTGAGTCAAGTCTTAACCGTGTGATGTAGGGCACATACGGCCATAGCACACTCTCCCACAATAAGCCAGGTACTGACAGGGTCGGTACAAAA